CCCGAAAACTCGTCGGTAAATGCACGAGTGGCTGAAACTGCGGAATCTACAATTCCTGGAATCATAGATTAATCCGTAAGGTTTCCGATAGCCACCCAACTATTAGAACCACGCTTAATTAGCGTACAAGCCGCCCATTGGCTAAGGAGTTTACGCTTACCGCTATCTGTGTTTAAAGTAACTCCCGCCGTCGGTACCAACGTTACTTGTCCTGCACCTGTCTGAATAATGTCAATACGATCACCCGTAGTGAACGCAACAGAATCAGTTGGAATAGTAAGGTTGCATGCTGAACCACTTGAGATTTCAACTAATTTACCCAAGTCACTTGCTACTAAGGTGTATGAGCCAGACACAGCATTAAGTGTTGAGTTATACCCTGCACGAGGAGTTCCTGATCCAAGTTTGGCTTGGGTGATTGAAGCATCCGTAAGTTGGGTAGTTCCGACAGTTCCAGCAGTTAGTCCTGCTCCAGAGATACCTGTGAGAGATGCACCAGATCCAGTAAATGAAGTTGCTGTAATTGCACCTGCAGTGAAGTTACCGCTTGCGTCACGTTGAACCAATGTGTTAGCCGTGTTGGCTGAAGCCATTGCCACATAGGTAGCAAGGTTGGTCCATGTAGATGACCCAGTCTTTACATAGACATGAGACTGACCAGTGTTAGAAGGGCTGGTGGTAGTTACATAAGTATCGCCTACAGCGCCAGTTCCACCAGCAGGCGCTCCAGAAGCAACACGACTTAGCGAGGAGGACGTGAATGCCCGCTTGTCTACAACCAGTTCAGTAGTGTATGTGGTGTTGAAAGTGTTCTTTACATAGACGGCGTACAGAGGAATCTGTGTGTCAGTTAGTGTAGGGAACACTGGGTTAGTGGCACTGGCTGTGCCTTGAACTACGTCAAACTGGAAAGTACCACTGTTGTTGTAAGCAACAATGATGTCAAAACGGGTGTCACTGCTTACTGGAGCGGCGGCGACAACGACGGTTGCACCTGCAATAGATCCGTATGTATTATCAATACGGACCTCTACAGCGCTCAGAGTTACGTTGAGGTAGGCAGGCGTTGCATTACCAGCGGCACTTGCTACTGCTGTAATGTTTGCGCCACTAATCACACCATGTCGGTGGTCTCCAATACTGGAGAAGTCAAGAGAATCTGGCTCTGACTGATCTAGTGAGGCAATGTTCCCAAGCCCAAAATCAGTTGCGTTGGGGACTGTAAAGCCTGCCATTGTTTACCTCACAGGGTGTCGTAGATATTACCGTTCTTGCGCAAGTAATTGTAGAGGTCACGTGGGATTACATAGCGTGAACCGTCTTCAAAATTAAATGACTGGTGTCCCCAGAACATCGTCCATGTACCCTTCACACGGGCACTGATTGTGTCGCTGTTGACAATAGTCGGCTGTACTTCTACAGCAGGTGCTTCTTCTGTTTCCACAGGTTCAGCAAAGATATTGGCTTTTTTGGTTGCCATTGCATTCTCCTAATTGTTTGAGTTACTTATGAGATAAAGGGCGGGGTTTCCCCCGCCCTTACACTCTACTTCATTTTTAACTTCTAAAAATTAGAAGTTAGCGTCAATAGCGCCACCCTTGGTGTTGATCAACACTCGGGATTCGTGTGTAAGAACACCGAAGCCCCAGATTGCGTACCAAGCGAGACCATGCTCACGACCGAAGTCAATTACGCCACCGTCACGGAGTTCAACTGGCAAGGCGATTGCCTGACCAAATGCATTGTCTCCGATCATCATTGCGCTGTACGAGGTTGCTGTTGGGTCCTGGTAACCAGCGGTTCCTGGAGCCAAGTCAACAATGTTCGTACCGCCCTGAAGAACCTGGGTGGTTTCAATGAAAACTACGTCGTAGATACGACCGATTTCACCGAGCATGAAGTTTCCTGGAGCGGCATACTTCGTGACTTCAATGAACTCAGGCCAGTCACGGAGTGAACGTGCCTGTGCTGGGTGTACGAAGCACACGTAGGTGTCGCCAAGACGTGGGATGTTTTGACCTGCAAGTACTTCAACAGCGTCCTTGATGGTTGCTGGTGAGAGGTAGCCAGGAGCCGAAGCCGAACCTGCTGCCGAGTACTCGTAAGGAGCAATTGAGCCACGGGTTGAACCGTTGGTCTTGCGACCGAAGATTACCGATGGAGCAACTGCGGCACCGCCACCGAATGGAACGCCATTGCTGTACAGCGTGTTGCGTGCCTGAACGTCCATGGACTGTGCCATGTGACGACCGAGCAAGCGGCTGGACGATGCCATAACGTCATCAAACGCTGCGTTCAAGAGCAATTCGGTTACTGCAACCGACTTACCTTGTTCCTTAACGGTGATTTGAATCTGTGAAGCCGAGAGAGCCGATGGTTCCATGCGGACGCCTTCAACCAATTCTGAACCGTTAGCATCAACCGAAAGGTTGTTGTAACGCATGAAGTTAACAGTAAGACCTGGCATCACGCCGAGTTCGGTCTTCTTTACTGCGAACTGTTCAAAACGGAGTACTGGCATTGCTTGGAACAAGATTTCCTTGGACCAGATTTGCTGAATTGCGGGTGAAAGTGTTGAGTCTGATGAATAACCAGTGGTCGTGATTGACCCTAGGTTTGCACCTGTGACTGCACCACCTGTTGGGGCTGGAAAAGCCATGTTCTAATCCTCCTAAGGATTAATGGTTGTTATAGGTTTTAGAACCGACCCCTATTGGGGCGGGCATTAAGTAGCCGATCACGCATTTTCGCATACTGATCCATTGTCATGTTACGGATATCATCCGCATTCAACTGTTGGTATTCCGTCTGAGTTTCCATTGGCCCTACAGAGGGAGCCGTTACTGGCACCCCTCTCAAACGACTTTGCTGTTGCGCCGTCGCTTGTTGGATTGATTCAATAATAGCAGCACTTCGGTCACGAAGTACACTAATAGATGTTTCAATCTCATCTTCCGAATTACCAGACACGAGGTCTATTAGTTCTGGAATGATGGCTTCTTGTTCCTCCGACAACCTACGGTTGCGGTAGGACCCAAGTTCTTGGAGACGGCGCTCTTTTTCAATGATCGCCTCTTGTGCTTGGCGCTGTGCTTCAATTTCGTCAAAGCGGCGCTTGTAGTCTCCGTCAATCTCTTGCAGTTTCTGGTTGAATTCCTCTTCACGCTTGGCAAGGAGTTCCTTGGCGCTGAGTTCTTCAATCTCCCGCTGACGAAGGATGTCGGCTTCTTTGTTAGCACGCTCTTCGGCATCTTTACGGGCGGCTTCACGCTCTGCGGCGATCTGGCTCATCTGCTCTTCCATAGTCCTTACACGGGTGTCTGCTTCTTCAATCCGCTTGTAGAGTTTGTCCTTCTCTTGCTTGCGGATGTTTTCTACTTCATCTTCCGTGAAGACTTTGCTGTTCTTAGTAGCGTTCTCTACAAACTTCTCCACTGCTGGAGCGTCTACAGGAACGGTAATGATGTCCCCTTCGGGACTTACGTTCTTTGCCATATGTCTTATCCTTATAAATTGTTTGGCGGTTAATAACTGTTTTTCTAAACCTTATTTGTCTTCGTCTGGGTTACGGCGCTGGGCGAACCTTGCTCCGTATGCCCGTGATACTAATTTGTTTACTAACTCTGCTTCTACTGGTGGAACTCCTCCACCAACACCTGGTAATGGAGAGTTACCATCACCAGATGATGTCACATTACCATCTCCAGAAGGAGCAGGTGCGGGAGCCGCACCTTGTGGTCCTGCAATCATTCCTGTAGCAAGCATGATGGCTTGCTGAATCTGTGCGTTCATCATGTCAAGGGCGCCTTGATCCAAGGCATCACTTTGCAACTCTTCAAAGATTTCCAGCATCTTTTCGTTCGGGAACTCTTCGCCCAATAGAGCAAGAGCGCCACGCTTGGACTCAAGACCCAAAGCCATCTTGGCTTGAACCTCATTGAGTTTAATGAGTTGGTCAACAGGGAGTGGCTCAGGCCAGTGAACAGACGTACGGTAAGTAACAGGATCCGCAGGATCTAACTGTGGGAGTTGGTCTGGTTCTGGTTCAGCGGCGATAGATGGGTTGTACATCAACCACTCTGGTTGGAAAATAGCCACTGTACGAATAACGATCTCGTTAATACGCTCAAGTCCCTTTGTGAAGTGGACTTTTTTCATCATGAAGCGGTTCATCATTGGCTGATACTGAATAGCCAAAGCAACACCTGAGGTGTTAGATACTGGTTGGAATTGACCAAGAGCAGTCTCAGGTACACCAGTGATTTCATGCATCGTGCGCTTCAAGAAGGTGATGTACTCCAAAGCGCCTGCCATCTCACCACGAGATTCAAGGTTAAACACGTTTGCGTCTTTAGGAAGACCTGCCCAAACCTTCTTAGGTCCACGTTCTAGTTGTGAAGCCTTAGCACCAGTGATGATGGTTACAGGAGCGGCGTGGTAGTTAATGATGTCTGAGACTTCAACCATCTTTTCGTTAAGTTCACGGTTAAGAGGAATGATGTCCCAAATGTCTGACTGACCCCAAGGGGATGAAGCGATTGACGTGTTCGTGATATGAACGATAGGAATAGTTCCAAGAACGTTTTCGTACTGGTCAACTAGTTCATCGTTAATAAACTGTTGGACAGTATCGTCAGTAAGGATTTCAGTAAAGGTATAAACCTGACGAGTACCTTCTGGTGACGTACCCCAGAAACGATATTTAAGTTTGAAACGAATCAAACGGTCACGGTCGTGCGGGTGGTATTCAGGGAAGCAGTGTGCTGGGTTCAAAGGAATGATGCGCACACGTCCTTCATGTGGGATTCCTACGCTGTCAACATATGGCTCTTCATAGGCGACCTTGACAAACACGTCACCAGTTACTGACGCAAGTTGTCCCATTTCCCAAAGTACGGAATGCTTATTGTTGTCTTGATCCCAAACTTTATGAAGCAGGTGTGGCGTGATAGCACCGTTCTGCTCAGGAACCTTAAACTGAACACCTTTACCAAAACAGAAGTTAGTGATGTAATCCGACATGGTGCGGACATAGTTCATGTAGAACTGTGATTCGCCCATCTCACGGCGGTATGACCAATGGTGACCTAGGTACCACGCCCAAGCCGCAGAATAACGGTTTAAGCGTGGACCATGGACTTCAAACTCTTCGTCTGCAAGTTCTACAAGACCAAGTGGACTAATAGCAACGGTAAGGTCACTTGAAGAAGCACGGTAAGAGGGTGACCAAAAATCAATAGCCATTAGTTATATCTTTCCACAAAAAAGGAGGATATGAATATCTTACTTCTTTTTTGCAGCGGCTTTCTTTGCAGCGGCTTTTACAGGTGCTGGCTCTGCCTTTGCAGGAGCGGCGGCAATTGCTTGTTCAGCAACCTTCAAAAGCAAAGTGGTGTTTGCAGGACCAATCTTGGTTGATACCAACGAGATGGCGGTAGCAACGAATGGCAATGCTAAAGCAACAAGTTCAGGTGAGAGGTTGTATTTAGCGGCGGCAAATGCCAGGATACCGAGGGCGGCACCTTTGATAGCGGCATCTGCGTGGGCGGTCTTTAATTGACTCATAAGTCTCCTTGATTAGGTTTACAGAGATTATACCGTTTTACGGGTTCTGATGCTTTCTTGACCCTGTACATAGGTTTGGTACGGAGGTCCTGTGTAGGGGTCAAACCGAGCCGCAATGTTAAGAGCCTTAAGGGCACTTGTCTTAGCCTGCTGGGCTGTCCACTTCTTTTTATTCATCATGACCTGTAGGGCACCTAGTGCGTAATGAGCACCAGAACCTATGGCATAGATACCGCTGGCTTCAGATGACCATGCATAGTCACCATCCACCATGTAGATAACACCGTTGACTACGACAAGGATGCTAGAGCCTTGTTCGGCAATATGCTGTTTGTTTTCATTGAGGTCAGGTATTGAATATCCCTGAGCATCAAAGCACTCACGCAATGCAGGGATGAACTTGGCAGTAAAAAACTGATCAAGTTTCTTTCCTTTTAGATTTGGTGGGACTGCTGGGGGCTGGAAGACATGGTGCAGAATATTAATTGCACGCACATCTCCAGCCGCACCTAACAAGTATTTACCGTTGATAGCGACCTTGCTTGAACCTTCACGAAGTGTTCCAGTTTGTGCAAGCCCATCAGAAAACATGGTGGAGATACGTGAGTCAACACATACCACGGCAAAACCGTCACCTTGAATTCCGACAATCGTTGTCATTAGTCCGCCTGATATTCCTTACCTTGGTACATGCCCCAACCGTTGTAGATTGGAATTACATCGTAAGAGAAACGGTGTTGACCATCATCTTCATAACGAACAATGCCCAATCCTTGTTGCCAATTCTCATGGCGAGTAAGCGGACGTCCGTCAAGGTCTACACCGCCACGTGTGGAGGGAATAGCGCCGTCAATCCGAGCAAGGCAACCAGGAGAAGCAGCCATAATGGTGCGTGGACCATCAAAGTCCTCACGTGTTTTAAACGCTGTTTCAATACGATGAATATGCCCATAGATAACGCTCGTCTTTTCTTGGTTGAGGTAGATGTGTGCAGTTGAACCTGACGACTTCACACGATCTCCGTGGATGATGCGAAGTTTCTCATTGACCCAATAATCAGATGCTGGGTAACCTGGCTTATAAATTACATTGAAGTTATCCATACGACAAAGGTATGGAACACTCAAAACAGGCCATGATTCTGGGGTGTTTCCTTTACGCAAACCATAAGCGGCTGATGCATTCACCAAGATGTATTTAGGCATACGCTCTTCGTGGTTACCAGCAAGCCAAACGATTTCTGCATCAGGAGCCGCCGCACGCATCTGTGCACAGAACACTGTTGCACGATCAATTGATGCTTGAGTTGTTTGTGCATACGCAGGGTATGTCAAGTACTTACCCATCTCAGGGAAGTCAAGGTTGTCACCAACACAAATGACTGTGTCAGGATTCATCTCTTCAATGATCTTAAGTGCAACATCAAGTGCCTTCTCATCATGAGTTGGTTCTAGTGTGCCATCACGACCACGGTAGTAACCAATCTGAATGTCAGGAACAACAACACATGTTTTAAATGTCGTTGGCTTCTTTACTTTTGCCTTTGGAGTTGGCATCTTGATTGCAGGACCTTGTTGAACAACAGGCCACTCTGGACCAGTTTCCCATTTAGGTGAAAACTGAATTGCGGCAAGGTCATGAATATGTGCTTCACCGTCTGAGTCTTTTGACATTGCTTGGTATAACTTGACACGCTTAATGTCACCAATTTCATTGATGTCAATGTTCTTGCTCTCAAGCATTTCAACTAATTTGCCAAGCAACTTAGTTTTATCTTGTGGTGCTGTTGTTAACGCTTTTGCTAGTTCACTCATTGTGCAACTCCTTGGTAACAGCAACACTCTTTGTTGACGTGGCGCTGGATTGTACTGATACTCACGTTGTAACCATGTTGCCTCATAACTTTAGTAAGCCATGAAGCGCTATATGTTTTGCTCTTACCAAGACCGTTATCCTCACGAATAAGTTCTATGGCACGATCTATTGCTTCCTGCTCTTCAGCAGACATCTTCATTTTTGTACGGGTGAACTTACATGTGTCAGCCGTGCTGTTGTCTCTGGGGCTTAATAGATCCGCCAGCAGACTTGATTTCTGGTCTTCTTGTTTCACAAGTTCCTAACCTTTTTTTATTCAGGATTACGGTCAGGAATATCCTATCACCCAATTCACGGGTGTGTCATGTATCACTTCTTGTTGTCTAGGTGCCAATCAATGTGGTTGTCAAGACGCTCAGAAACAGATTGGACTTTGTCGCCTACGTTCTCAACACTGCGTCTTACAGTTTTTAAATGAAGCATGACCATTCCGTGGTCATTGCGGTTTTCTTTACGAAGTTCTTTTAATTGTTTAATCCCTGCGCCGACGGCTCCAGCAAGAGTGGTAATGAGAGTGGCGATGATAAGCGCCCATGCATCGGTCATAGAGGTCTCCGCTAACTCTTGAATTGGTCCCAGTTAATACCAGGTAGTGACTTGGGTGCGGCTTGTCGCTTTTCTTTCTTAGGTTGTGCGTCTCGCTGACGAGCGTTAAAAGGAGCGTCTGCGTTCGCTTGGCGACGTTCTGCTGCCCAAACACCTTCTTGAACCATCATAGATGGGACAGTGAAATCAAGACCAAGATCGCTCTGTATCTCACGAGC